AACGCCTCTGTTGGCTTTCCTGTTAACGCTTGGCGTAACGCTTGTTCGCGCAATTGTTGTTGCTGCATTTGTTGAAACTGCGCACCAAGAATCTGTTGTTGCAATGCTTGCTGTCTTGCCTGTTGCAACCCTTCAGCAGCAGTGCCGCCACGCGCTAACGAAGATCCAATGTTTGCAAGCGTCATCCAGCGTTGGCGCATACGCTCTTCTTCATCCATTGCTGGCGTAGGCAATCCTGGTATTGTTGAAATGCGGTCAAGTCCAGCGCCAAAACGTTGCAGGACATTTGGCGATGCACCTTGCATAGGTGATTCTGGCGAATTCGGCAGCGTGCTATACGATGGTCCGCCAAAAAGAAAGTCTAAAAGCGCCATATTTAACCCCTTGTGCGGCGATCAAGCTCTTTGACCGCTTCAACCAGCAAACCAGTAACTTCAGGATAATTAACCATCTTCATGCCGTTGCCGCCATAAGCCACGGCGTTTGGCATCACACGCTCAACTTCTTGCGCCATCACGCCACCGGTTGGCATATCCGAACCCTTGTATTCGTACTCGTAACCGCTGAGTTCGCCAAGCGATGCAAGTGGTGACTTCATCTTGACGATGTTTTCCTTCATGCGCTTGTCGGAAAACAGGTAAGCGAGCGCCGCGACATTGCTCAATCCCTGCCCAAACTGTTGAGCGCCGGAAAGATTTTGTGTCGTTTGTTGCGTACCACCTGATGGCATTTGCGTAAGACCTTGTTGAAGGATCTGCAACTGCTGCAACGGGTAATTCTGCTGGCGCAAGAAGTCTTGATACGCCAAATCTAAATTAGCCTGGTTCATGGCTTGTTGCTGTGCGCCAATACCTTGTAACCCTGCTGCGGCTTGTTGGCGTAAACCAATGTCTTGCGCACCGAGCGCGGCGGCCTGACCAAACCCTTGCTGCGCAAGTTGTGCCGCGGCCTGCGCGCCCGTTTGCAATGCGGATTGCTGTTGCAGTGCTTCTTGTACCGCTTGGCGTGTTCCGCCATACGCGCCAGCCTTTGCCGCGGCAGCGCGTGACTGTTGCTGTTGCATCAGTCGTTGCGTTTCAATGTTGCCGAGCGTGTTTTGGATAACTTGCTGGTTATAAGGATTGTAAAAGTTAGCCATGGATTCGCCAAGACTTAGAGGCGATTCTCTTATGGCGGCCATTGCTTCTTGCTGCGGTTGCGTGAATCCCGCGATCCGTGGCCCGCCATAGGCTTGATAAGGTTGCTGCGCTACTTGTTGCGCGAACGCATAGTTTTGTAGTGCTGCTTGCTTGTACTCTGGATCTGGTTCGATCCTTGTGGTGGTAGTTCCGCTTGCACCGCCGCCTTTACTCATGGTGATAACTCCTTGGACATGACAGTCCACTTTTCTTGATAACCTTCGTCCGCCAGAAATGATTTGATCCATCCGCGCCGACCCGCTAGCGTGACGCGATTACATCCTATGGATAACGCCCACTTCTCGATAACGGGGCGCATTGCGGCGAGTTCTTCGATGTTTCCGCCAGCAAGGAAGTAGTGACATGCCTTGCTTCGCGGATAAACCTGAATCTCTGTGATGACAGCGGATTGCGAACCGGGCCAAAACTGCATTTGCTTGTTTGTCACGGCCTTTGCAATATCTTCAATGGTATGCGTTTGTCCAGCGTGAAGCAATGCCGCCTCAAGGTAAGGCTTGCATCGCTCCCAGTGCTGAAGATCAAACTTTGTCATTGGATAGAAAACAAGCCGCCTGAATCTACGTTTTGTGGCGTGAAACTTGATAAAAGACCTTGGACTGGTTCGCCACTACCTAACTGCCCAAGATAGTAGTTATATGGCTGCAAAGTCATATTCTGCGCGGCCTGGTTGTAGCTTGAAAATAGCTGCGCTTCGGGTGATGCGCTAATGGATTGGCGAATATCTGACAGCGGGACGCCTTTGTTGTACTCGCCAAGCCAATAACCGTAATCGGCTTGCGTTGGCACCCTTCCAAGTGACATGCGGTAAGTGCGGTTTAGCAACGCTTCGGGTGATGTGCCAATAGATTCCTGAATCGCGCCAGCATCAACGCCTTTGGCGAGTTCACCGCCCCAGTAATTCAGATCAGCTTGCGTTGGTGCGCGTCCAAGCAGTGATTGATACCAGCCCGTTACTTGTTGATCGTAAGGATTGACAACGGGTTGCGTCGGAACATTCAAAAGGCTATCCGTTACCGATCCACCAGGCAGTAAAGTGGAGCGATCATCAATGAAATTATCCTTGCCCATTTCGAGCAAACCCGTGTTGCCGCCAGCACCTGGCGTTACCGTTCCAGGTGTATTTGGATTCGGCGTTAAGGTTGCAAGATCCGGTGGAATTGGTTTTTTATCAACGGGCGGTAAGTTTGAATCGCTTGGCTTTGGCTCGGCTGGCTCAACGGCTGGCCGCCACTTGTCTCCTGATGGCAGTACATAGGGTGTCACTTTGCCCGTATTGGTAAACAGTAAACCTTCAGGCCCGAAACCGTAACGGGTGTAATCACCAGCGTATGGCGTATACGTCCGTTCCGCCAAACCTGTCTGGGTAATGCCTTGCGTTGTACGTTTAGCGCCTACTTGACGCGCTGCGTTGATATCAATCTCTGGTTGCGCTGAACGCAGAAACTCGCTGCGCAGTTTCTCTGGGCTTGCTAATTCGTTTTGCGCCCAATCCCAATAAGCCGTTTCATTGGGTTGCGGTGCGCGTCCCAAGACTGACGTGTAAAGCTCAGGTATCGCGTCACGCAAAAACGCGCTACGCAATTGTGCTGGCGTCCACTTTTCGTTGTTGGCGGACATGAGCCACCAGTTCACCTCATCGTCACGCGGCGCTCTGTTGAGTGCTTGCTGGTACAAAGCCTGAATGTCTTGTTTCGTTGCCATGTTTACCTCTAGATCGACGTTGCGCTAATGACGCCAGAATTATTAACCGTGATGCTGTATCGCGTTCCGTTTGGCGAGCGAAGGATCAACCGCATACCCTCCACAAACTCAACGTCTTGCAACTTCTTTAAGTTCAACGCATCGGCACTTTCCAAAGCGCGGTTGCGTTCACGCTCAAGCGGTTGCGAATAAGTATTTGGCGGCGTCGGTAATCTCATCGCCCGCTACCTGGTACAGCGTCCAAGCGGATCGTGCCAACACGCCAATCAGCATCAGCATTACCAACCACGCGCATTGCCACTTGGCGGCCTGTGAACCGTGCATTCGTGTACGGTTGCATGGTATAGGGGCCATAGGTTGTGCTTGATGACTCTGGCGTTGGTTTCGTGTAAAACGTCAACTTCACTTGACCTTGTGACTTTTCATCCGGCAATATTTGCCGCACTGCCATAAACCGATCACCCGTTGACAGTTCAACCGGGCCTGATTCCGCGTAACGCGTGGACGTGATAGGGGTTCCGTTATCCGTCCATCCGTTTTCGTGCTCGTACAGATAGCCGTCCGTGCCAACCGCCAAAGGATTTGTGAATACGCCTGAATCCGTCCAGCATGTGCGGGCTAACGCGCCAATCGCCCAATGGTTCTCGCGGTAATTCCAAATGATGTACCGATCACACTCATTGCTATCTGCTGACGGGTAAAACCACCACACTTCGCCAAACGCTGAATTGTGGCCCGAGTAAATCTTAGCCACTTGATCAAGGTTAATGTCCGTAAACACATAATCGCCAACTGAGCAAGGTAACGGTTGCAGCTGGCCGTTGAATAGGAAAAACGACTTGTCGCTCATCCATACCGCGCCACCCTCAATCACGGCAACGGCTTGCGGGCCAATCAATCCGCAAAACGAACCCACTTTTTCCTGACCATAAACCAATGGCGGCCCAAGGTAGTTCATCACATGAGCATCAGTTTCAGTCAGGATCAAGACCTGTCCGCGAACGCGCTTTGCCGCCAAGATGCGACCGTTAGTCTGTAACTCTAACGATCCAGCGGTATTCGTTCCTGATGGCGTCCAAACCGTGTTGTCCTCTTGATCTGACCATTGCACTAAACGCGGGTTACCGCCAGCGCCCAAAGCAAACATATATCGCTCTGGCGTAACAATGAGCGCCGTGTTATCGGTTGGCGCGTTTGTGATGACAGCGGCAAGCGATCCAACGTTGTTTTGCCACTCGTAAAGTTTCCCGTCTGAATTGGCGCACGCTACAAGATACTCACCCCAGTTATCAAGTGACCAGGTTGTGGCATCGAGTTCCGCACCAACGCTTCGCTTCGTTCCGTAAGTGGATGCTCCGTAATTGGCTGCACCGTAACCGTAACCCGTGAACGATGATGATCTGCCAGTTGTATAGCCGGATGGCGTGATGTTGTAAAAGTTTCCGCCATTCCAAACGTAAAGTCTGGAGTGCGTTCCTACGGCAAGCCAACGGTCATAATCGTTATCCCGCCAACTGAACATGCCACGCGCTGAACCTGTAAACGTATCGCCTGACGCTTTCACCCACCCACCAACAGGCCGCATGGTTCCCTCGTACCACCTAACCAGATTGGCGTCCCAATACCGACCAGCGGCCTGGTAATTGGTGCCATTCCTGTATACGCCTGGTGGTATTTTTAGCGGTGCAAGCATGTTTATCTCATCATAAGTGCTTCAGCTTCACGCCTACGCGTTAAACCACGCATCACACGTCCGCGTGACTTGTTCCACTTCACGCACTCCTCGCGCGCACCTGCCCAATCGCCTGCGTCGATGCGTCGCTTAAACGTTGAGATCCGATAGTTCCCTAACCCGCAATTGTATGCCCACGACAGGACAGCTGCGAATCGGCGTGGCGCGGCGGAAACAAGCCTCGGTGATAGTTTGATGAGTCCTGTGGCAAAGTGAATTAGGTGAGCCTCTAAGCGTTTCTCGCATTCCGCCATCGACCAAACGGTTGTTGGCGTTACGTCTGGGCCTGTTGTCCCGAACCCTATCGTGTAAGGATCGCCATTGGAACCGGGATCGGGATACGCGGCAACCATACCGTTTGGCAATACCTTAGCGCAGCCCTCAAACGGAACCACCA